GACTACGGCTTCTCCTGTGCCGAACATTTTGTTCGGTCCTACTGCCTCTGAGTAGCGTCTCTGCTTCTCTGAGGATGCGTATGGTGCTTGGTGCTTGGTCATTGCTGACCTCCTGTGGTTTGTCGAAGGCTTCATTGCCTCCAACCTTATAAATATACCTAATCGGTCCTGATTTGTCAAGTATTATTTGATGTTTTTTTACATTTATTTTTGGCACGATGTTTGCTGTATTCAAAAACCGTGCCAACGCTGCATAAGTACTACGTAGTACTAAGTGATACTAAGTAGTACCACATAGTGGGGGGCACTACCGCATAGTACTACTTGGTACTAAGTATCAGCTGTGCGGTACAATACATAAATTTGAAAAAAGGTTGTATGTATGAATCAGCCAAATCTTGGCATAACTCCAGTATACGACTATACAGGTAGAGGTAGTGAGCGTGGGGGCGTAGGGGGTATGGGTATGGGTGGTATGAATACTCCTATAGATCCGTATAATAATGAGTTCACACGTATGCGTGAGGAAGCGAATACTCAAGCATTGTATGACCTCATGGGTAAGGTGTTCCCTGTGCATCCCGCACTGGGTGGCCAAGTACAAGAGTTAGCACGTATGATTATGGATACTGCTGCGGGTCAAGGGACAACTACAGCGAAGGATCGTGAGTGGCATACAGGTAAGTCTGATCCATCGGATCTTGATCGTGTTGGAGGCCTTATAGGTAAGTGGTCTGGCAATGCTCTTGATGATGTAGGACAAGCGTTGGGTATGACACCCGATGATCTAGCTCAAATGTCGCGTACTGTACAAGATCTAAGTAATGATCCAGACTCGCAGTTAGAGTTATTACACGGTATAGCACATAGTTTAAAAGCTAAGTATGGCGGTGAAGATGGCCCGATGTCAGCCCTGGAAGATTTTGGCGCGCCTACTGGAGCTATAGCAGCTAAGGGTCCAAGGATTCTAGGAGGGCTCTTAAAGTCTGACATAGGCAAAGCTGCTAGTGGCGGCAAGAAGTATGCTATGCCTGATCGTGAAGTATCAGATATGTTTGAAGATAGCAGTGTGCCTCCTGCGCCTAGACAAGACATGCCCGAGCCTGACTGGGACGGTGGGTCAAAAGAAGAGTTTGAGAAGTTTCTAGAGCACGATGATGTAAAAAATCCAGGTGGGTATAAGACATATGAAGATCCAGGGTTTACGGAAAAGCTAGATGGATTATCAGATGATGGGCTTGCGGATCTTATAGACGAACTTATGGTTAAGAAGTGGAATAAACGTGGGCAGACGGTAGGAGGGTATGAAGAAAACCTCAAGCATTTGTCTATGGCTGAGGATGAAAGACGTAAGCGTCAACAGCCTTTGTATGACCAGTTCAAATCAGAGATGGATAAGTTCGAGGGAGAATTAGACGATGCAGGTTCGGCTATAAGTTTACAAGATATGACTGACGATGCGTTGGACGCAGACATACAAGAACTTAACAAGAACCTGAATAGCGGCTTTGGGATCGAAAACCTGAATCCATCTGTTCTTGAGTCATACAAAGAGAATTTGCGAAATCTTGTAAATGAGCGTAGACGTAGGCGTAAGGCTCAGAGTGGGGAGGGGGGTGGGTCAGCATTTGATTACCAGAGTCAAAAATGGCTAGAGGGAAATGCCGCTATAGATTTAGAAATTAAACAACTTAAAGAAGAATTAGAAATATTACAAGGACCAAAAGGCGCTGAGTATGCACAGTTTACAGGCTCAAATTTAGATACAGCTAAAAAAATGGCTCAGAAAAAGTTGGATGATTTAGAATTTCGTAAATCACAACGTAAAAAAGGCGGTGGTGGAGGTTCTGCAGGTGCTCAGAAGCAACAGGGTGGTATAGAACAAATGATGAAGGAGTCTGGAAAAGTTCCCGCAGATCTGCCTGACATGAAAGGCGGAGCAATAGGTAAGTTAGCTTATAACATAGAAAACTTTCACGCAGATGCAGACATAGGTAATGTGCCTCAGCTTTTGGAAACTGCTAGGTTTATAAACAAACGTAATATGTGGCTTTTTCCCGTAGATCCAGATGTAGGAGTATTTGATCTAAATGGATTTTTTGCACGTATGGCACACCCCAAGCATAATTTAAATTCTGACGAAGTAACAGTTTTATCTAGAGTATTAGAGCAAGCGAAGTCATACCCCAGTAGGCGTAACTTAAGCTCTATGGCTGAAGATTTATATAAGACAATGGTATCTGGACCAGCTAAAAGTGCCTTAGAGGGTATAGGATTTAACATTCAATGACAAACCTAGTAAATGACAGAGCGTTAGATTCTGCTCGCGTAGTATCTATGCTGATCTACGAAGGTAAGACCGCTGGAGAAATAGCAAAGGCTCTTAGCACTACACGCACTAAGGTCATAGAGCATCTTGAGAGTTCTAAAGTACAATCTATGATTGACGAAGCCCAGGAGAAACGTCATGCTTTAGTAGCTCACATACCCATAGCAAACTTTGCTACTAGACTTAGCAGACTAGAGCAAATATATAAAGCTAACGAGACTATGGAAGATTACACTATGTGCTTGAAAGCTCTTAGCGCAGCTCGCGAAGAAACTAAGCTCGTACGTGTAGAAACCTCAGAAACCTCTAAGCCTCAATTTGTAGTAAACATAACTAGCTTCAAAGGTACTGAATCTCCTGTTGAGGCTGTGGAAGTAGCGGAAGCCGTTGAGCGAACTTCAGGACATCTACCTAGCTCTACAGAAAGCTGACTCTAAAAAGAGTTCGAAGTATGTACGTAGGCCAGGTAAACATAGGAAACAAATTCCTGTACCGCCTAAGCAGGATCCCGATGCAGTATCTGTAGATTTACACTTTAGTTCTATTAACAGTACTGTAGATGCTGCAAGGACGTGGGAATTTAAATCCTATAGGAGACTTGCGTTTGTGGTGTTTATGCAAGCTTTGAATGATATTATTAAGTTGCAATATAAGTGGAAAGACCATGAATGGTTGCATGGGGCATATAAAAAAGTAGAGTCAAAAGAACTTAGTTTTAATGACTTGGCAAAGTCACAAGATATGCCTATATTAAAGGTAAGGGATTTGTATTATGACTACGCTAAAGATTGGAAATACGATCCCATAGCATGGTTGATGTCAAAAGACGCTAGGCCGTACTTAGACATGCTCGATATAGAACCAGAACAGGCTATAGAAGTAGCAAAGTCTATTGCAAACGAAGAACGTAGCGTAGGGATTTCAGAGCCAGACATAGAGCTATTAGTCCTACCCCAGTATGATGAGAGTGTTAGGAAGAAACAAGCTATGGGTAGGTTTTTACAGACATCTTTTGCATCGGTAACTAAAAAACATGCCAACACGCGGTAGGGTTCATACAGAGAGTCTAGAAGATCTAGAGTTTAATGTTGCCCTGCAGCCTAAGCAATTTAAACTTCTGGAGGCTGTTAGAAACGGTGTTAGATATCCGTTCTATGGAGGCGCTAGGGGTGGGGGGAAGAGTTACGCATCTAGAATCATAATGCTCATCATGCTCATGGAGAATCCTGGGTCTACGGGGCTTTTGATTCGTAGGACATTTAAGCAACTAGACGGTAACCATATCCGGCCATTGTTTAGGCAGTTTCCGAAGATACGTAACTGGTACAACAAGAGTGAAGGCGTAATGTACTTGCCTAATGGTAGTGAGTTGATGTTCGGTCATGCAGAACACGAAGATGATGTGTTTAACTACCAAGGGCAAGAGTTTGATTTTGTAGCAGTTGAAGAGGTAACACAGTTTACAGAGTTCCAGTGGCAGTATATATGTAGCTCATGCCGTACAGCAAACAAAGGCATTAAGCCTGTAATGTGGGCTACAGGAAACCCAGGTGGTGTAGGACATGCGTGGGCAAAGAGGTTATGGGTAGATCGCAGCTATGAAGAAGCCGAGGACGAAAACGATTATACGTTTATTTCGGCTAAGGTGTTTGACAATCCAGCTCTAATGGAAGCTGACCCTAGGTATGTACAATCACTAAAGAATATTCGTGACGAAGCCTTGCGTAAAGCGTACTTAAACGGTGATTGGGATATATACCAAGGACAATTTTTTACTCAGTGGAATAAAGCGCAAATCGAGACAAAGAGTTTTGAGATACCAGCTTCGTGGCCTTTGTATGGAGCATTAGATTACGGTGAGTCAGCACCTACTAGTTTTGGCTTATACACAATAGATTTTGATGGTAATATATACAGACTCATGGAATATTACCAAGGTGATAGAACAGCGTCACAGCACGCAGAGGAAATCGTAACTAGAATCCAGGGCTTTCCGTATACAGCGGGACGTATGCCTATTATGATTTATGCTGATCCTAGTATGTGGGTTAAGCGTAGACTCACCGAGCAGATGACTAAGAGTGCTGCTGATGTATTCAGTGATTACGAGCTACCGATAACGCGAGCAAATAATGATCGTGTGAATGGATGGCGTATTTGTCGAGATGCATTGTTACATGAGAAGTTTTATTCTTTTGAAGGTTGGAATGATAACTTTATGCGTACAGTGCCTGCGTTACCCCGCGCAGATAAGAATCCAGAAGATGTAGACACTCACGCTGAAGATCATGCCGCTGATGAATGGCGTTATGGTATGGTTCACATGTATCGTCATGCAGAACATACGGATGACCCAATACTGGGAAGTGGGCAGAATATCTTAGATGCCTTACCTGGACG